TCAACCGTTTTTAACTGCAATGCTTAGGGCGGTTGCTAGTTCAATGAATATTTCTTATGAAAGTTTAAGTCGTGATTATTCAATGAGTAATTACAGTTCCAGTCGTTTATCATTACTGCAAGATCAGGCCGGATATAAATCATTACAACGTCAATTAGAAGAATCACTTTTACAAGTCGTTTATGATGAATGGTTAGAGCTTGCTTATTTAGAAGGCTTGTTAGATCTCCCTGCTTATTTGGCACAACCTGATATGTATAGATCTGTTCGGTGGTGCTATCCGGCGTTCCATTGGGTTGATCCTGAGAAGGAAACGAAAGCGGCATTAATGGCAGTACAGGCCGGGTTCCGTACACAAGCCGACGTAATTCAGGAATTTGGCAGTGATTACCAAGAAGTAATTAATCAAAGAAAGATGGAAGTTGAAACGGCTAAACAGTTGGGGCTTAGTTTTATTTCTGACCCTGCTAGTGCTACTGAAACAGTATCTAAAGTAGAAGAAGATAAACCAAAGCAAGACGATGAAGAAAAAGCAACTACGTGATTTAGAAAATCAACTTGTTCAACGTGATTTTTCATTAGATGTAAAACAGGTCGTCGGAAAAGAAGGCGTAGTTAAAGAAAGAACAATAACTTTCCCGTTCTCATCAGAGACACCAGTGACACGCCTCTACGGTGAAGAAATCTTGGAACATAAATCAGATAATTGGGATTTAACCCGTTTAAATGATGGCGGCCCTTTGTTGTTTAATCATAATTTCGATAGACCGATTGGCGTAGTTGAAAAAGCATATATTTCAGACGAGGACAAAAGAGGTTACGCGGAAGTTCGTTTTTCTAAAGAAGAATTTGCAAGTTCTATTTATAGAGACATTCAAGACGGCATTATCAAGGGCGTGAGTTTTGGTTACGTTGTCAACAATATGGAGGAAAGAGCAGACGGTAATTTTTATGGAACCGACATCGCTGTTCACGAATTAAGTATTGCACCTGTTCCCGCTGATAGTTCCGTTGGAGTGTCAAGGGCTGCTATTGCTGCGGAGGCTACAGAAACTATATCTAATATGACTAAAGAGGAACGTTCCGACGTTTCAGCATCTTCTGATGCACCTGTAAACCCTAAAGACGAGTCAATGACCACTACTCCTAAAGAAAACTTGGAGGTGCGTTCAGAAGCTATTGACGGCGAGAAGCTGTTGAAGGCTGAGCGTGCGAGAATCCAAGAAATCACACAGATCGCAGAAAAATATGACCTAAGAGAATTAGGTCAAGAATACATAAGCAAAGGAAAAGAGGTTTCAGACTTTAATTCAGCAGTCTTAAAAGATCTTGAGCCTAGAAATCAGATTTCTCAAGCATCTGAAACAAACGCATCGATTGGCTTAACAGAAAAAGAGACAGGTAACTTTTCTTTCTTAAGAGCTTGCAACTATCTAGCCAACCCAACAGATTCACGCGCACGCGAGGCGGCTGCTTTTGAAATAGAAGCTAGTGAAGCTGCGGCTGCAAAACTAGGTAGAACTTCAAGAGGAATTACAGTCCCTCAAGATGTTTTAACAGCACAAAGAGACTTGCAAACATCTCCCGGCTCAGCAGGTGGAGACGTTATTAAAACAGACCTTCTAACAGGTTCATTTATAGACCTGCTCAGAAATGAGAGCGCCTGTGCAAGAGCCGGGGCAACTGTCTTATCTAACTTAGAAGGTAACGTAAAGATCCCTAAGCAAACTGGCGCGTCAAATGCACAATGGATTGCGGAAGGTGCTAGTGCAGTTGAATCACAGCAAACATTAGCGCAGGTTAGTTTAGTCCCTCGCACAGTTTCCAACTATACTGACGTCACAAGAAAGCTACTTCTTCAATCGTCTATTGATGTTGAAAATTTTGTAAGGCAAGACTTGGCTAGAGTTATTGCTCTGAAGATTGACCTTGCTGGCCTTTATGGTTCCGGCGTAGCAAATGAGCCTTTAGGACTAAAGAACACAGTTGGCATAGGTGCGGAAGCATTCGCTGGCGCGGTTCCTACTTTTGAAGAAGTAATTGCTATGGAATCTGATTTGGCATCAGCAAATGCTTTACTCGGTTCTCCTTGCTATATAACAAACGCTTCAATGCGTGGTTCATTAAAAGGCACTAAGAAAGACGCCGGCTCAGGTGAGTTCCTTTGGACAGGTGGACAAGAAGGCGAGCTAAACGGCTATAGGGCTTTTGTTTCTAATCAAGTAGCGGCCGGTGATGTTTGGTACGGCAACTTCTCAGATCTTCTAATGGGCTTCTGGTCTGGTTTAGATTTAACAGTTGATCCTTATACTCACTCAACTTCTGGAACTGTTCGTATTGTTGCATTGCAAGATTGTGATGTTGCTGTAAGACATCCAGAAAGCTTCTGCTTAGGAACTTAATAAGTAATGAGGATCGAAATCCTTAGCGCTACATGGTTACAAGGGGAATTGGCAAAAGTAGGTGATGTAATAGATACATCTTCTGAAAATGCTAAAACCCTTGTAATTATGGGTAAAGCAAAAGAGGCCGTAGAGGTCTGTTCAATGAAGGTAGAAAAGAAAACAACTCCTAAACGTAAAAAACCCTCAACTCCTACAAAAAAGGAATCTGAAGAATGACCATCCACAATCTCGGTTCAAAAACCGAAGTCCTAAGTTTATTAGGCAATGACGTCTTAGCATCAACCGCCGTAGGTTCAGCCGTTGACATTCAAGGCTATGAAGGTAGCGCTGCTTTTGTTTTAACAGCGGAAGCCGGCGGATCTGGTATTACTTACGCCATCAAGATCACTGAATGCGACACATCAGGCGGTACTTATACAGACGTTACAGGCGGCGCCTTTACAACTACTTCTGCAAACACAGTTTTAGTTGAAAAGATCTACCTTAACGTTTCTGAACTTAAGCAGTATCTAAAAATTAGTTCTACTGTTGCAGGTGGAACCGGCGCGGGTGCTGTTGCGGTCGTGGCTCTTGCTTCTAAGAAGTACAGCTAATTAGTTAAGTGTCATTCTCTGACGATTTAACAAGCATGTTTAATGGGCCCTTCGGTGTTTCATGCACTGCGGGGTCTATTACTGCTAATGGAATACTTGATGAACCAACTTCTACAATTATTGGTGATCAAGTACTTTTTACTGATTATGTTTTGCATTGTTCCGCGTCAAGTTTTGGAACCTTGAAAGGTGGCGACAGTATCACGGTACAAAATGCAGCGGGTAAAGATATTGCTTATACAGTCAGATCAAATGACAAAGGCTTAGACGGCCTTACTTGTGAAATCTCCTTGCAAAAAACCTAATGGCTAGTAAAAGGGAAGACATACTAAACGCAATTAAGACGGCCCTTGCTAATACCACCGGAGTAGGGACGAGAATCTACAGGTCTAGAACTATCCCCCTTCAGCAACGTTCAGAATTACCTGCCCTTTTAATTTCTTGGTCAACTGATACAGCAGAACAAAATACCTCATTGCCTACTCTTGATTGGTCGCTTTCTGTCACGGTGACAATTTTAAGTTCTGGCGATGTTCCAGATTCGCAGGCAGATAATACGTTAATCAGTATGCACAGTAAAATAATGGCAGATTTAACGTTAGGGGGTGAGGCTATTGATGTTGAACCTACTGACCAAAGCTTTGAGGCGGTCGATGCTGACCAGCCTTTAGGTGCTATTAATTGCAGCTACTTAGTGAGATATAGAACAGAGGTTGATGATCTAACGCAGTAATATGGCTTAATAATAACGGTGTCTAATATGAAGACATAGGAATATTTTTTAGAGCTGTGCCAAAGTTAGCCCGAAAGAAAACCATCCTTCTTAAAAAGGAAACAACTAGCGGAACTGATGCGTCGCCTACGGCTGCTGATAACGCTGTTTTAGTGAGAGAAGTAACAGTAACGCCGATTGAATCGGATGAAGTAACAAGAGATTTAGTTAGGGGATATTTAGGCAATAGTGATGTTTATCTTGCTAACCAAAGGGCAACGGTTACTTTTGATGTTGAAATTCAAGGATCTGGCGTCGCAGGGACTGCCGTTCAATGGGGGCCTGCTTTAGAAGCGTGCGGAATGGTTCACACAGACGCATCAACTACAAATACATACGCGC